AAAGGGCGTTTGGGTTTCGGCAAAGTCGATTCCTGGACGCGCTTTTTATTTTGAGACATACTTACCAGAGTATGCAGCAATGTATGATAAGTTACCTATTAGTGCATTTCTTTCTGAACCAAAGAAACCTGATCCTGATATGAGTCTACAAAATCTTCAGTTTTGGAATTGTATGGATTATGGTGTGGTTGCAGTTCAAAAACAGTTTATTGGCAGTATGGATTATGAAGTCTATACAAGAGATCATGGTATAATGAAGGGTACATATGTCTGTACTATTGATAACTATCATCAGGATCCTGATGTTATTGATTATGCTACAAGTGAAAACCCATCAGAACATAAGTCACATAATTTAATTGAACTTGTTAATGGACAATATTGTTTGTATCCTAATAATAGAACAAGAATATATGATAATAGTTTAACACCTGAGAAACCAAAAACACCAGACTTTAAAGTGTCAACTGAATATTATCAAGTTGAGAATGGATATGACAGAATGGGCCTTGGTGATCAGGAAAGTTACTTCTGGAAAACTGCACAGGAACGAGATAAATAAACTATACTTGCGTGTAAATAGTGCCAGTTCAACGTGCCAGTAAATTATTTAAGGACATTTCAATGTCCTTTAAGGTAAGTCCGCTTACTTATGATTTGATTGCAAATAAAAATGAAAATGCAATTGCGCGTTCAATTCGCAATTTAATTCTCACTACTCCTGGTGAGCGTCCTTTTAATCCAGAATTAGGATCACAAGTTAGTCGTTTATTATTTGAACCAATTGATACCATTACGACTCAAGCATTAAAGGAGCAAATTGAGAATACGATCAATAATTTTGAACCTAGAGTAAGACTACGTCAAGTTGTTGTTAAACCAAACTATGACGCAGAAGAATATGATATCTCTATTCGTTATGAAATTGTTGGGATAGAAGCAAATCCTCAACAACTATCATTCGCATTACAACAGACACGATAATGGCACTAGTCAACTTTGCCAATTTAGATTTCGATCAGATCAAGCAGTCAATCACAGATTATCTGCGATCTAATTCTAATTTTACTGATTATGACTTTGAAGGATCTAATCTTTCGACGATTATTGATGCCTTAGCATATAATACGTATATAACCTCATATAATGCCAATATGGTATCTAATGAGGTATTCATTGATTCCGCCACTCTCAGAGAGAATGTGGTGTCTTTGGCGAGGAATATAGGTTATACACCAAGATCTAGTAAGTCATCAAGAGCTAATATTACTTTTATTGTTGACACCGCTAATTATAGCGTTAAACCTCAAACGATAACGCTGAATAAAGGTATTGTTGCAACATCTAATTCCTTTGGAAATGAGAACTACACTTTCTCTATCATGGAGGATATTACGGTTCCTGTTGTTAATAATATTGCAACTTTTAGTAACATTGATGTATATGAAGGCACGTATATAACAAGTGAGTTTAGTTATAACACTTATGATCCCAATCAAAGATTTATTTTAGATAATCCCAACATTGATATATCTACAATCAACGTTATTTGGAAACCTTCACAATTATCATCTGTAAAGAGAAAATTTCATAGATCTAATAGTTTATTTGAAGTAGATAGTCAATCGCCAGTCTATTGGGTACAAGAAATCGAGAATGAGAGATATGAGTTAATATTTGGTGATGGAATCTTTGGTATTGCTCTTGAAGAACCAAACTTCTTAGAAGTAAGATATCTTGTTAATAACGGTAGTAATTCAAACGGTGTATTTGATTTATCATTTAATGGAAAACTAACCACATCTAGAGATAATATTTCCATAAATTCAGGCATATCTCGTATAACTGTAAACACACCGGCATACGCTGGATCCGATATTGAAAGTATTGAGTCTATCAAAAAGTATGCTACCCAAACATATGCTTCTCAGAATAGAGCAGTAACATCAACTGACTATGAATATATTATTCCTAAAATTTATCCCGAAGCTGAATCAATTTCAGTGTTTGGTGGTGAAGAATTAAGTCCACCACAGTTTGGAAAGGTATTTGCCAGTATTAAACCAATCAACGGCGCATATCTCTCAAATTTAGTAAAGGATAATATAAAGAGAGAAATCAAAAAATATTCAGTTGGTGGTATTGATTTAGAGATTACTGATCTAAAGTATCTCTACATCGAAGCATTAGTGAATGTGTATTATAACTCTAATAACGCAAATAGTGGTGATCAAATAAAATCTATTGTTTCTACTAATATTGATCAATACGGATCTTCAACTGAAATTAATAAATTTGGGGCAAGATTTAAGTACAGTAAGTTTCTCAACGTCGTTGATAATAGTAATCCTGCTATCACATCTAATATTACTACAATTCAAATGAGAAGAGATTTAAGAGCTTCTCTCAACACATTTGCTGAATATGAAATTTGCTTTGGAAATAGATTTCATGTTGTAAATCATGGACACGGAACATATAACGGTAAAATAGGATACAATATTAAGTCGTCTGGATTCCGAGTAAGTGGAGTTGCGGGAACTGTGTATCTTGCGGATACTGCTAATCGATCTTTAGAAACTGGATCCGTAAATTTAATTAGATTAAATTCTTCTAGTGAGGCAGTTATTGTACGAAGAAATATTGGATCTATTGACTATATTAAAGGAGAAATAAAATTAAATCCAATTAACATTGTTTCAACAAATATTAATAGACAATTCCCCTTAATTGAAATATCAGCTATTCCTTATTCTAATGATGTTATCGGATTACAGGATCTTTATATTCAACTAGATACTAGTAACGTAACAATAAATTGTGTTAATGACAGAATATCTTCTGGGTACGATGTTTCGGGATCTGACTATATCGTTTCCTCAAGTTTTGCACAAGGAAGTTTAGTCCGTGGCACAGTTGATTCGACGACATCACCACAAACATCTAGAACAAGTTCATCCATAACAGCATCATCAACAAGTTCTACAAGATCTACTTCTACTTCTACTCCTACTTCTCCAACTACTACTTATTCATACTAAAGACGTAAGATGATATCAACCGATTTACAGAGAGTACAGATTCAGGACATTATCGAATACCAATTACCTGCATTTGTAAGGGATGATTTTCCCTTGGTTGGTGAATTTTTAAAGCAGTATTATATTTCACAAGAATATCCTACCGCACCGTCTGATATTATACAAAATATTGACGAATATGTTAAATTAGAGACTCTTCTTGATACTCAGGATGAAACAAATTTATCTGAAGACATTTCATTTTCCGATACAGAAATTCCTGCAGGATTTAATATTGAATCGAATCAATATGGAACATATCAGTTTCCAGAGAGATATGGTTTAATTAAAATTGATGATGAAATAATTTTATATACTTCTAAAGATAGAAATTCTTTTAATGGTTGCATTCGCGGATTTAGTGGGGTAACTAAACTAGGCAATGATAATAAAAGATTAACATTTTCATCATCAGAATCTGCATCTCATTTACAAGGTGCTAAAATAATTAATCTTAGTAATGTTTTACTTAAAGAATTCTTAGAAAAGTTAAAGAAACAAATTGCACCAGGGTTTGAAGGAAGAAAAATCAATTCTGATGTAAATCAAAAACTTTTCTTATCAAGATCTAAAGATTTTTATCAATCTAAAGGAACTGATGAGTCATTCAAAATTTTATTTGCTGCACTTTATGGAGAAAAAGTAGAAGTTATAAAACCTAAAGAATTTTTGTTTAGGACTTCTGATGCTCAATTTAGAAAAACAAGAGATATTGTTGTAGAATCAATTGTAGGAGATCCTTCAAAATTAAAGAATCAAACACTTTATCAAAATGCATTCCCAGAATATGGTATTACGGAAGCATATGCTACAGTTATAGATTGCGAAAAGATTGCAAGAGAAAATAAGACTTACTATCAATTGAGTGTAGACTTTGATTTCAGTAAAGATATAGATCTTACCGGTGGAACCATATTTGGAAAATTTTCTGCTCATCCTAAAACTCAAAACACGATTTTAGTTTCAACTGGTTCATCAGTAATCGATGTTGATTCAACAATTGGATTTCCAGAAAAAGGAGAAATTTTTGTTAATGGCCAGAGTGGAATTTTAACTTATCGTTCAAAAACTATCAATCAGTTTACTGAAGTTGGTTTAGCAAACACTACTACTTTCGGAACAAACCATAACATTAATCCAGGAACTGAATTAAATCTAAACGTTAGTGCATATGGGTTTGAAGGAATTAGCGCCGTCTCAGTCGCTTCTAGCGATGTCTCAGCAGTAGGTATAGGCACTACCTCAAAGATTGAAGTTAGAATAGGAAAAGTTCTAGGGGAGAATGTAATTTATGATGACACCTCATATTTCACTAATAACGATAACATTAGAATTAAGTCACTTGGTATCAATGCATCAAGAGAATTAGATAATAGTTGGTTTATTAACGTAAATCCCAAATATAGTATTAAGAATATATCAATTATTGATTCTTCTAATTTTACGTATTCTGTTGAGACAATAGCAAAAAATAATTTTAGGATAGGAGATAAAGCAAGTGTAATTCAATCAAATGGTGTTGAAAAAACGGGTGTTATAATTGACGTTGCTTCTGCTAATACCTTCACATTTGCAAGAGGAGGAGAATTATTAGGAAGTAAATTTTTTATTAGAAGAAACGTCCTTAAACCAGTTGTAAGTAATTTAAATATAAATGAATACTCTTATATTGAGAAATCTTTTGCAAATGTTCAAAACACATATACAAAATTTGATGGCGATGTTTTGGTTGCATCATCTTCCATTCCATCATATCATGATAGTCCATTAAACTTTTATGATAGAAAAGTTTCTTTAAATGGAGAGTATAATGGAGAACTTTTTACAGTAGAACGCAATCATGGTTTTTATACTGGCGATAGAGTCTACTATGAGACATCTGTTAAGGATAAAATTGTTACCATTAACAATCAAGATGTAGTTGTAGATTCAGTAATTAGTAAATTTCCTGAGATTGATTCTGGAGTTTATTATATTAAAAGAGTAAATGATAAGCAGTTTAAAATTGCTTCAAGTATTACTAATCTTTCTAATGAAAATTTTGTATCGGTATCTGGCAACGTTAATGACAATTACTTTTCAGAGATTAATTTTTATAATAAAAAGTTACAACACCAAAAATTATACAGAGAATTCAAGTCTCCAGTAAATGATGGCGGAAATTATACAACACTTCCAGGTAAAACTGGAATGCTTATTAATGGTGTTGAGATTCTAAACTATAAGTCTGGAGATAGTATATACTTTGGAAAAATTAATAACATAACAGTTTCTGCTCCTGGAAGTGGATATGATATAATTAATCCTCCTATTCTCTCTATCCAAGACAGCACTGGGATTGGTGCTACGGGACTTGTTAATGTTAAAGGTTCTTTAGAAAGAATTGAAATTTTAGATCCTGGATTTGATTACGTATCAGAACCAATTATTACAATTACTGGGGGAAATGGATCGGAAGCTAATGCACATGCTAATACTAAATTAGTCACACATTCAGTTTCTTTTTATTCAACATCAGATAATGATCAAGTTGGACTTTCATCTGACACAATTGGATTTACTACTTTCCATAGATTTAGAGAATCTGAAAAGGTAATTTATAAAACAGATGGACAAACTGCTATCGGTGGTATTACTGATAATGCAGAATATTATGTAAAACTGGTTGATGAAAAAACGATTAAATTATTTGCAAATGCAAGCGATTCCATTACCGGGACTAATCCTATCAACATAACTTCAAATGGAGAAGGAGTTCATAGATTTGAATCGTTCAGCAAAAAACGTGTTCTCTCTGATATTGTAGTAACATCATCAGGGTATAACTATGAAAATAAAAAGAGAGTATCTGCAGTTTCAGGAATAAACACAGCATTAAATCAAATAAACATATCTAATCACGGTTTTAATTCCGGAGAAACTGTAATATATTCTGGAAACGCATTAGGGCTTAGCAATAATCAAACATATATTGTTACCGCAGTTGATTCCGACAATTTTAAACTTTCATCAGTTGGTGTAGGAACAACCACACAAGCATTTTATTATGACACTAATCAGTACGTTGATATTAAATCACAAGGTTCAGGATCTCATACTTTCAACTACCCAAACATTTCTGTTAGTATTTCCGGTGAGGTTGGTGTAACTACTTTTAGTGGACAAGACTTCAATGCAAAACTTCAACCAATATTCAGAGGTTCTGTTGAATCAATTCAACTGACAGATTCTGGTGTCGGTTATGGTTCTAGTGAAATTATTAATTTTAATAGACAACCCTCACTCAGTTTGTTAAGCGGAAGAGATGCAGAACTTCTTCCAATTGTAAACAATGGAAGAATTGAACAAGTATTAGTTACAAACGGTGGATATGAGTATAATAGTCCTCCAAATTTAGTTGTAAATGGAACTGGAAAATTTGCAAAACTAACTCCAGTAATTAGTGACGGACAAATTACCAAAATTATTGTTGATAATCCTGGATTTAACTATACAAATTCAACAACTATCGAGGTAATTTCTAGTGGATTGAGAGCAGATCTCACTGCAGATATAAATCAGTGGACTATTAATCTTTTTGAGAAGTATCAAGATATTATTAGTGAGGATGATGGTATATTAGATACATCACTTAATGAAAAGTATGGTATTGAATATACTCATCTTTATGCTCCTAGAAAACTTAGAGAATCTGTATTTGGAAAGGTTATTTCTCAGGGAGATGGTGTAAAGTATGGAGTTTCTGATTTAAGATTTGATTCTTCTAATTCCGAAACTGAAGCACAATTTCACTCACCAATAATTGGATGGGCATATGATGGAAATCCAATTTATGGCCCTTATGGATATGATAAAAACACTGGAGGGACTGTAAGAGCACTTAGAAGTGGTTATAAATCTACGCAATTAAGTAATCGCCCATCACTTTCTTCTTGGAAACAAGGATTCTTTTGTGAAGATTTTGTATTTACTGAAGAAGGTGATCTCGACGAGCATAATGGCAGATATTGCGTAACTCCAGATTTTCCAAATGGTGTCTATGCATATTTTGCAACTATAAATGACGGATTTGTTGAAAGTTCAGGGCCTTTTGAGAATTTTAAATTACCACAATATCCATACTTTATTGGTAATAAGTTTAAATCTAAACCAAATGATTTTAACTTCAAAAGTGATTCATATCAAGACACATATGACATTGCAAGTAATAACTGGTTAAGAAATACTACTCCTTATGGACTAACATCAGATAATGTTTCCTATGAATTTGTTGCAGAACCACATAAAATTTACGACGAACAAATTAATGTCATCTCTACATCTGTTGGAACAATTGATGGTGTTGGTATTATAACTGGGGGAAATGGTTATCAAGTTGGCGATAGAATTGTCTTTGAAACACTTCCTGGTGCTAAATCAGCAAAAGCAAAGGTATCTGAAGTTTCTGGTAAAGTAATTACAAATGTCAGTGCGGCATCCTCTACAATTTCTGAAATTGAAATTTTTCCCATTGATTCTAACAGATTCGTAGCATTCTCTAATTCGCCCCATGGACTTACAAATACGGATTTAGTCTCTTTATCTGGTTTAAATACATCTACAAAGTTATCAAATAACTCTTTTAATATTGGCGTTTCATCCAACTTCTATAATCTTGCAAATGATGTTGGAACAACAAACGTAACTGGGATCGTAACTTACTTCTCTGTGAGTGGAAAAATTTTCGAGAGTGGTGAACTATTAACCAAAGAGAATGATATTTTTAAGATCGGATCCGAGAAAGTTCGTGTTTTGAATGTCGATACACTTAATTCAAGATTTAGAGTTGAGAGATCAGTAGATGGAACTGTTTCTTCTGCTCATACTGCCACATCACTTTTATCCGAACAAAGTCGTAAATTTACTTTTATATCAAGTAAAGAAAATAAAGTTAAGTTTGAACTTAACAAGCAAATTTATTTTGATCCCAAAGAATCAGTTGGTGTTGGAACACTTACTGGAACAGGTGTAGGTTCAACCATTTTCTTCTCAAATCCAGGTGCAGGAATTACTCAAGTTTTCATAGAGAACAGAGGTATTTTCTTACCTAATCATAGTTTAAAAACTGGAGATGTTGTTTTATACAACAACGGTGATGGACAGTCTATTGAGGTAACATCAAATCCGATTGTAGGTACTACTTATAGAATTGCTAATGATACTCAACTTTATGTTGCAAAAATAAGTGCCGATATTATTGGTATTCAAACATTTAAAGTTGGAATTGGATCTACAGGAACCTTTGTTGGTATTGCAGATACCACAATGAATTCCGGACTTTTGTCTTTCACTGGTATTGGTACTGGAACAAAGCATAGCATTAAGACTGTTAGGACTAATGTAGTTTCTGCTGAAGCCACTAGAAATACTGTTACTGTATCAACCGCATCAACTCATGGATTAGTTATTGGTGAAACAGTAAAAATGACTGTAAAACCAGGAATAACCACAACAGTTACGGTTAAGTATAACGATCACAATAGGAGAATTGTATTCAATCCTCTTGGATTTACTACATCAGCGGTAAACACAAGTCAAAATACTATAACAATAGCAAATCACGGATTAAAAACAGGGGATAAAGTAATTTTGGATTCTTCTCCTGCCCCAGGCGGATTAGAAGATCAAAAGATTTACTATATTTCTAGATTTTCCAGAGATAAAATTAAACTTTGTGATTCAAAATACGAGTCTAATAAATTCCAACCAAATTTTGTATCAATCGATGTCGCAAGAAAAGGAAATATTCTCCCTGTCAACCCAGCTCTTAATGTATTCTCTGGTAATACTGTAGTATTTGATCTTGGTGATTCATCCTTATCTTCTTTGAATGCATCTACTCTTTATTCTGCATTTGACATGAATCTTTATAAAGATTCTAATTACACAGATAGGTTTGATGGTACACTTTTGGATAATATTTTTGAAATAACCAAATCGGGAAAAGTTGGAATTGATACGGATGCTAAACTTACTTTGTCCGTAAATGATAATGTTCCAGAAAATCTTTTCTACAAATTTTCGGTAGCAAATTCAGATTTTGTTGATTCATTCAAGAAAGAAATAATTATTGATGAAGAAGTGGATGGATTTAACAAAATTAATGTTGTAGACAGTGCTTATCAAGGAGAGTTTGTTCTTACAGGAACTGGATCTTCTTTCTTTAAGTACGATATTCAAGAAGTTCCTGAAAGATCTTCTTATTCATCTATTAGTGGCGATTTGTCATATGTTACAAGATCTCCCAATGCTTACGGAGGAATTTCTGATATCAATATTACTAATAAAGGTGCAAATTATAAAGAAATTGTAGGAGTATCTACTATAGTTGGTATTGTTACCGGAACTGGTGCTATTCTTGAAACTTCAAGCAATACAATTGGTAAAATTCTTTCAACAAAGGTTGAAAATATTGGGTTTAATTATCCAACAGATAATACAATTCGTCCTACAACCAATCTTCCAGAAGTTCTTCTTCTTGAACCCTTAACATCTTTTGAAGAAATTGGCATCTCTTCTGCCGGTAGGAATTATAATATTACACCAAATCTTGTTGTTCTTGATGGATTGACTGGAAAGATTATTAATGATGTTGATCTTTTCTACAGAACAGGAGATTCTAAGGTAACTATTAGAAATAATACCAAAGGACTTTCAAACACTATTCCAAAAATTATTCCAATCAGCAATTCAAATGGTGTTGCAATTGGTGATATTTCCTTTGATATGTCCACTAAAAATGTAACAGTTGGCTTTGATACTGGATTTAGTGATCAATCTCCTTTCGCTATTGGAGATAAAGTACTTATTGAGAATGTGAGTGTTGGCGTTGGTTCAACTGGATCTGGTTACAATTCAGCAGACTATAATTATCAATTGTTCACTCTAACAGATGTAAATATTCCTCTTGGAGGAAATGTCGGAGTAGTTACATTTAGTCTCTCAGGAATCATCGAAGATAATCTTTATGCTGGAAATTTTGACTCAATCAATTCTGCGGGAAGAATAATAAATCAAAATTCTTTTCCTCAATTTGATATCAAACTCAAAAAGAATGATTTTTTATTGGGAGAAAAAGTTGTTTCGGATAGTGGAGAAGGAAAGGTAAACAGTTGGAATAACAAAATTGAACTTCTTAAGGTATCAACTTCAAAAGATTTTAAAGTTGGTGATCTTGTAATCGGACAATCTTCAGGAACTCAAGGAACTGTTAAGTCAAAAGTTGATTTTAATTCTGACATAAAAACTGAATCGTCAGCTATTGTTGAAAAAGGATGGAATAAAACCACTGGAGTTCTCAATGATAACCAACAAAGAATTTCTGATAATTTCTATTATCAAAACTTTTCATACTCAATTAAATCGAAAATTCCTCTTCAGGATTGGGATGATGCGGTAAGTTCACTCAATCATACTGCGGGATTCTTAAAATTTAGTGATTTAATTATTGAATCTGAAGATCAAAGTCCTAATCTTGGAGTCTTTACTGATGAGTCCTCCGATGTTTCTTTAACAATTGATATTCTTCCCCAACCTGTATATGGAGGAGGTGAGTTAAGAGGTGGATTTGGTGGTGGTATTAGTCTTAACTGTTATCCATCCTTTGATTTAATTACTGAAAATTCAAAAATTGCCTCAGGAACAGTTTATTCTGATAGAATTTTCTTAAAGAGTAGAATTCTTACCGATTATTTTGAATCTGTGGGGAACAGAGTTCTGACTATAGATGACTTTAGCTCAGAATTTTATAATCAGGAACGTCCAACGAGATTTAGTGTTGTTAAAAAGTTCCCTGTTGAACAAAGATCTAAAAAGATTCTCACCTTTGTACGTGATAAAGTATACACTGATGAAAAACAAACTTCTTTTGTTACTCTTGTGCAGGATGGAATTAATGCAGAAGTTCTTAATTACGGAAGAGTTGAAAGCACTATAGATCTTGGTTCTTTTGATTTTAATATTGAAGGAAATGAGGGACAACTTTTATTCTATCCTTCCAAGTATCAAAATAATAATTACAATATTTCTTATTGTAGTTTTGATCTTGATAATGGTGTTTCTGGAATTGGCACATATGCATTAGGAGAAATTTGTGATATTGAATCTACACAAGTTGAAGTACCTACTTCTACAAAGACAACAATTGTAGGAATTGCATCTACATATAGATCATCTAAAATTTTAGTAGAATTCAATTCTAATACAGGAGTCTTTGGTTTTAATGAACTTAATGTTATTCATGATGGTAACACTGTCGAACTTTTAGAATATGCAGATCTTTCAACTGATTTAGGTTCAACTGTATTGGGACTTGGAACATATTCAGCTGAAATGTCCTCCGGAACAATCAATATAGATTTCACTCCAAACCCAGGATTTGCTTTAACAGCAAATACCGTAAGAGTTTCAATGTCTAGCACAGAATCAGTTGGAGTTGGAACAACAGTTATTGGCGGTTTTGGTGAAAATATTGCTGAATTGCAGTCCTTCTATACATCTATTCCTTCATCTGCTACTCCAGGTATCAATACCATCGCAGAATATACATGTGGTGGCGTCAATGATTATCAAGCAGCATATTATCTTGTCAGTGTTGAAGATACTACAAATAATCTATCTCAACTTACGGAGTTGATTATTTTAAATGATGAAAATCAATCATATTTAACCGAGTATGGTACTTTGACTACAGGAATCGGTATTGGAACATTTGATGCAAATACTAATTCAACTACAACACAACTAACATATACACCTCCAGCTAATGTAGATATCCAGACTAGAGTATTCCAGCAAGCTATTCAATTAGTTTCTATAGACGACACACTTGATCATGAAATCGATTTAAATAATGCATCTGTTACTGCTGGATATGGTTTCTATGAAGGTACACGTATTGGTGTTAAAAGAGCATTTGAACTAACTCATAATGGACTTCCTATTTTTGAGAGAACATTCGATGCAAGTGATTCTACGATTATTGATGTAACAAATAATACAATTAAAATTCCAGATCACTTCTTTACAACAGGAGAACCAGTAAATTATTCTGTTGGAATCTCCACTCATGTTCGTATTGGTATTGAAACAACATCTTTTGCGGGAATAGGAAATACCAACATTCTTCCAACAAGTGAATTTGTTTATATCATAAAAGATACTGATAGTTCAGTCAGACTTGCATCATCTGCAGAAAATGCAAATGCAGTAACTCCTGTAGCAATAGGAATTACTGGAATCGGTATAGGAACCTTCCATACATTTACATCTGTGAAGCAGAATACAAAATGTTTGATTGCCCTCGACAATCTTATACAAAATCCAATTGTTTCAACTGCTACTACTACATCCACTAGTAAAGAAATTGAACTTGGAGATGCTGTAATTACAACTCTTGGAATTACATCTTTCTTCTCTGCTGATTTAATTCAAGTTGAATCAGAAATTATGAAAATTAATACTGTTGGTTTTGGCACAACTAATGGACTCTTGGTTGATCGTGGATGGATGGGGACAGGAATTGCAACTCACCCAGTTGGTGTAGCTGTTACAAAAGTTGATGGTGCTTATAATATTGTCAACAACACCATCAACTTCTACACTGCGCCTCAAGGGCCTACTCCCATAAGTACAACCACCAACTCTCCTGACAGTAGAGACTTTGCAGGAATTACAACTTTCTCAAGATTCCAGGGCAGGACATTCTTGAGATCTGAAATTTCTGGAAGTACAAAAGCTGCTTATGATTCAAATTACATATTTGATAGTATTGCCGATCAGTTTGATGCAACTACAAAGAGATTTACCCTTAAATCTCAAAATGAAAATGTAACAGGATTTTCAACTAATAATGCGGTAGTTCTTGTTAATGGTATATTCCAAGGGCCTACCGGACAGTTATCTAATGATCAGGATTATTCACTAAGTGAAGGTTCAGGAATTAGTAGTATTACATTCACAGGAACTGCCACTTCTGTTGCATATGATCCAAATAATGCAAATATTCCAGTTGGTGGATATATTGTTTCTGTTGGATCTACAAATGGACTTGGTTATCAATCTCTTGTTTCTGCTGGAGGAACTGCTGTTGTTTCATCTGCGGGAACTATTACATCTATTGCTATTGGAAATTCTGGTTCAGGTTACCGATCTGGTATTCAAACAGTTAATGTTGGTGTTTATACATCTTCAACCGGTAGAACTGGAATAGAATTTATTGGTACTGCTGCTGTAAGTAATGGACATGTTGTTAGCGTAGCTATCACAAATCCAGGATCTGGATATCTCATTGGATCCGAACCAATAGTTGTATTTGATACTCCGCTTTCTTATACAAATATCCCACTAATTTATTCTGAAGATTCTGTTACGGGGATTGGAACACAAGCAACCGTTGATATTATTGTTGGACAAGGTTCAAGTGTTATTGATTTCAATCTTAAAAATTTAGGGTACGCTTATGGGCAAAATGAAATTCTTACCGTAGAAACTGGAGGATCAACTGGTATTCCTACTGATACAAATTATTCATTAAAAGAATTCCAACTTACTGTTGATAAAATTGATTCTGATAAATTCTCAGCATGGCACTTCGGAGAACTAGAGCGTCTCGATAACATAAATGATGAATTTGATGGTGTTAAAAGACAATTTACTATAAAGAGAAATGGAGCTCCAGTTACTGTAAGAGCAGCTGCAGGATCTAACATCGATGTTAAGTCAACACTTCTTATTTTCATAAATGACATTCTTCAAGTTCCTGGAGAATCATATGAATTTAATGGAGGTAGTGTAATCAACTTCAGTGAAGCTCCAAAAGGACGTTTTAGTGATGGTTCATTTGAGGGTGATACGTGCAAAATTCTATTCTATAAGGGATCAGGTGATATAGATGTTACTTTTAATAATACTCTTTCAACCGTAAAAGAAGGTGATGAATTAAGTGTTAGAGGTGATGAATCCTTAGTTGCTAATTCAATTGATCAAGAGGAAAGACTTGTAAATGAAATAACCTCAACTGACACAGTAAAAACAAATCCATATTATAGTAGAGGAATTGATTCTAATTCAGATCACGCACGTACAGTAACTTGGTGCAAGCAAACCACTGATAAAGTTATTAATGGTAAAATTATAAGTAAAGCGAGAGAACTGAACTCTGCTTTAATTAACCCAAAAACAAATCTCATTCAATCTGTTGGAGTAGGATCTACGCAAATTTTTGTTGAGAGCGTAATTCCATTCTTTAATCCCAATAATGAAAATCAAACAGGTAAAAATAAACAGACTATAAGAATCGTTTCTCAAAATAACATTGTATCGGCGGCGGCCACAGCAGTTGTATCCATAGCAAATACTGTTGAATCAATCTCAATTGGTTATGGCGGAACAGGATATACTTCCGCACCGTCCGTAACTATTGAAAATCCCGTAGGACTTGGTACAACTGCAAGAGCGACTGCCACTGCAACTCTGACTGGAGATACTGTATCTTCCATCACTATCTCTACACCTGGAGTCGGATATACAAGAACCTCTGTACCTCAAGTTCTTATTGAAGCACCGTCTGTTTCAAAAGAAACAAATAGAACATCTCTTTATGAAGGTGACTTTGGTGAAATTGTTGGATTGACTTCTACTTCTGTTGGAGTTGCATCTACTGGATTTGTTATGGAATTCTTCATTCCTATAAATTCATTCTTACGTGACACAAATATTGTGGGCACTGCAGTTACCTTAAGTGGTATTTCAGTTGGCGATTACTTCACCGTTAAAAATAGTAATATTGGTAGTGGTGTTACTTCTCTTTATCAAACAGGTAACACATTAGGAGTAACAACTCAATTCCTTGACTCTGTCTATGAAGTTGCTGCAGTTTCTGTTGGTACAACCGCAGTTGCAGGTGTTGGTGTCACATATGTTAAGAAAGTTACAGTAAGTGTTGAAGATTATGGTGATATAACTGGTATTGGACTTACTGAATTTTATGGTGAGTTCTCTTGGGGCAAAATAACTCTTGCAAATAGATCGAGTGCCTCTTCATTCGATGCATATCTATTAAATGGCACCTCTGGTATTACAACAGGTGGTGTAGTAAGTAGAGTTGAACCCCTAAAATCTGTAGGATACTCTACAACATAACTAATAAATAAGTAAAAAACTACGCAAAAATGGCTGCGATTATAACTGATCAACTTCGTATATTAAACGCAAAAGATTTTATTGCTAGTATTGCATCCACTAGCAATTCTTTTTATTCGTTTGTTGGACTTCCCAATCCTACAGATGTTGATCTAAATTGGGATAGCAGTCCTCCTGATCCAAGAGATAATTTTGATGAGGAGAGTAATTATTGGGATACAATGATTGCTCTTAAAAAGATTGATGCTGATGATGTAAAGCAGGTAATCAAAAAAATAACTTGGAGATCTGGAACAACATATGACATGTATCGTCATGATATAAAAGCTGAAAGTCCTTCAAAACCATCAAATGCGATTGGTTTATATGAAGCAAATTACTATGTAATGAATTCTGATTATAGAGTTTATATTTGCTTACAGAATGGAACAAGTCCTGAGAATCCTAATGGTAGAGCATCTCTTGATGAACCCACTTTTACTGATTTAGAACCAAGAGAGGCTGGTACAAGTGGTGATGGTTATGTGTGGAAATATCTTTATACAATTAAACCTGGAGATATTGTAAAGTTTGATTCTACAAACTTTATGCCGGTTCCTAAGGATTGGGCAACTACAACAGAACCAAATATCTCCGCAGTTAGAAATAATTCTAATAATAGTGGACAACTTAAAATAGTAACAATAACAAACAGAGGTGTTGGATTGGGCACCGCTAATAGAATTTACACACAAGTTCCTATTAAAGGTGATGGTAATGGTGCAGAGTGTACTGTTACTATTAATAATAATTCAAATGTTGAATCCGTTACAATATCAAAGGGTGGTTCAGGATATACATTTGGAACGGTTGATTTAGTTGCAGGTAACGTCCCAACGGGAACAACCGCTCCGATCTTTGATGTAATTATACCGCCTCAAGGAGGACATGGTGCTGACATTTACAGAGAATTGGGTGCAAGAAATGCATTAATTTATTCTAGAATTGAAAATGATTCTGAAAATCCAGATTTTATCACTGGTAATGAAATTTCTAGGATTGGATTAGTGCAAAATCCAAAGGCATATAATACTTCATCTAATCTTGAATTAGATAAAGCTGCGGCAACTTACGCAATTAAACTAACAGGCAATGGTTCTAATTCTGCAACTTTTGCTGCAGATTCTATCATTACTCAAACTGTAGGATTTGGATCTACAGCAATTGGTAGAGTTGTATCTTATGATCAAGTAACAGGAGTTCTTAAATATTGGCAAGATAGATCTACAGCAGGTTTTAACACTGATGGATCTAAGAATACTAATCCAATATATGGTTTTAATATGAATAGATTTACATCAGGCATTGTCGATGGCGGTTCTTTTAATATTATGGGAGGTTCTACAACTCTTGCTATTCAAACTTCATTTACGGGTATATCTACTGAAATAAATAGTCGTACTTATTATCTGGGGCAGTCGTTTAACGAGGGTGTTGCTCAACCTGAAGTTGAAAAATATACGGGTAATATCATATACGTTGATAATAGGCCCTCTATTACTAGATCATCCAGTCAAAAAGAAGATATCAAAATTATCTTGCAGTTCTAAGGAATTATGTCACAGGAAACCAATCTTAAC